TCATTTGTACATGGTTTCTATATATTGGTCTGCTTTTTTGCGAATATCATCTGTATAATGAATATAGGTAGCTGCTACGGTAGCGACATTATCCCCTAAAACAGCCGCAACAAGATTAATATCCTTTGATTTTGATAAAAGCATGGTGGCAAAGGTGTGTCGCAAAGTATGAACAGAGATACCCTGTTTTAATATACGCAGCTGCCTATTCATGAGTGGATGAGTGCTTGGTGTTGTAGGAATAATTCGCCCGTCAATGGATACAGGGGCGGTCTGTTTCCATTCATTTAACTTGGCGGCCAATTTTGTATTCATGTGTATAGTTCGATTTCCGTTCCGTGATTTTACGGCTTTAAATCCCCGTTTTTGGGGTGATATCCAGTTATATTGCTTATCTATGGTAATTGTTTGTCTTGTTAAATTAATACTGTTCCATGTCAATCCGGCTATTTCCCCGTATCTCATACCTGTATTTAAGGCAATGAAAGCAATCATGTAAAAAGTGGGGGTATCACTTAAGGCATCAAGCAATTGCAATGATTCTTTTTCAGTCAATGCTTTTATTTTCCGGATAGTTTTATCTTTTGTTTGTGTAACGCTATTCGCAGGATTTTCTGTAATAATTTTATACGGGTTAATAGCATAGTTAAAGATGGCACGAATCTGAGCGAAACGATTCTTTCTTGTGCCTTCGCTGAATCGCCCCATATCCTGATAAACATTAATTACATCTCCGGCGGTGATCTCCCGTATTTGTTTATTGCTCAGGGTAGGAATGCTGCGGAGCATAAAGAAATAGTTCCTTTTTGTGCTATATTCTAAAGAGGATCCTTTATCCCGCAAGTATATATTCTGTGTGAAACTTTTAAAGGTAATATCCGCAAGTTCCGGATCTGCTCCGCAGGCGGCATCTTCTTTGGCAGCGGCTAATAATTTATCTTGGTATTGTTTGGCTTCCCGCAAGGTTTTAAATCCTTGTTTGGTTTTCTGCTTCCATTTGCTATTTACCTTATATGACAGAATAAGGCAAATACTGCCGTTCTTCTCACGCGTCGAAAATGAATATTCCATAATAAAAATCAGCTCCTTTTCTGAAACAGGGCTGATTGTGCTATAATATATGCGTAACCAGCCTGTGGTAGGGTTGTTACAATTGCCGGAAGGATACCCTCTATCGTTCCGGTTCCCGTCGTCATATTTGCGGTATGGCGGCGGGATTTTATAATTGAATAAAAAATAGGGATGGTATCTATAACGAAACCATCCCCGCAAAACGGAAAACCGTTTTTTGTTCTGGAATCATTATAGAAATAATGGAGTGCTTTGTAAAGAAATGGCTTATGGATTACATCTTTTGCAGGGAACGTATCCTGCGTTTATCGCTTCATCACGCGTATCGAAATAGACTTTGTTACGATCTTTCATCTGGTAGACACTACTGCAATAGTCTTCATGGAATTTGTGGCTGCGGAGATTCCCGATGTAGGCATCTACTATGCCGGCAATGGAAACAGACAGTACAGCAGCTAATGAAAGTGTGAGAATAGATTTCTTGAACATTTTTACGCCTTCTTTCTGTAATTTTGTTACCAACCTATAAATCTAATAAAACGAACAAAAAGGGAAATGTATATTGGGGCGAATAATAAAAATATAATTATTCGAATATTTCTTGCAATAAAGAAGTGATCTTCGAAATAAATTTGTGGATGGAGCGGAGAGAGATGAAAAATATTATATTTAATATTTTTCTCTTGAAGAACTGCGGCGGCGTCAACTTTTTCTTGTGTATTAGTGACTCCATAACGAGATGTAAGGTAGGCTTGCTGTTTAGTCAAAATCGAAAAAATTTGTCTTTGTCGTTTTTCTGGCAATGAATAAACATATTCATGTCCTGTTATATAGTCTTGATATTCATAATTATTTGCCCACATACTGGGGGCAGAATAAATTAAAATGGCAGAAATAAAAGTTGTCCATAAAAAACGAGGAACAAAATATTCTGTAGGAAGAATACTTTTAAAAGATAGATATCGTTCAATCGTGTTATCCCATCCTTTTTCGCCTAATAAAAACACTAATGGATACAGCGAAAAGATCATGAAAAGTGTAAATTCGAATGTCATTGAAGTATCCCTCATTCCAGTCGTCCAATTAAAATATCATATGCATATTTTCTGGCTTCTTCCTTACCGTATTTCTCTTCTGCCACTTTAACTAATACGAGTAAAGCACATATATTAATCTTTGAAGCAATAGATTTTATTGAATGCTCCAATTCCGATGAAATGAATTTTCCGTAAATTGTAGATTCTTCTAAAACGAGGTCGGATAAATATTTACCCTCTTTTGTGTAAATATCTGAAAGTGCATACCCCGGATATTGTTCTCTTATTTCTGAATAGAGGATCCTTAATGGATACCAGTCATCTGGTAGGCGATTTTCTTTTTTTGCGTTCTCCATTTCTCTTTTTATTATTTTTGAATAAAGTTTTCTTCCGATACGATTTAATGACCTTCGCGGATTTCCCTTTTCCGATAAACGCGCATAAATCCAAGACAGAATGAATAGGAAAACAATCTCTCCGCAAAAATATAAAACATATTGCATGGTGATATCAGCACTCTTTCATCAATACTTTATTTTTCCTAATACAGCGACCGCAAGTCCCAGAATACGGCATTCGTCACAGGTTTCAGGACTGCATATAATAGGTTTGTAAGCAGGGTTTTCTGCATTCAGCTGTAGAAAGCCATTCATATGATAAATGCGTTTTAATGTAGCACTGTCGTTTATTAAAACGGCAGCTATTTGTCCATCATCTACATCGGACTGCTGACGTATAAAAACAATATCGCCATCGTTTATCTGGGCATTTATCATACTGTCACCTTTGATTTTCAAGGCAAAGTCAGCATGCAATTTATCATCGGCTGGCAAGAATTCTTCTATATGTTCATCTGCATAGATAGGTTCTCCTGCGGCAATTTCTCCCAAAAGGGGGATTTTTTTCCTTGCAATCGGCACATAATTTGAGAGTTTTTGATATTGAGGAATATCTTCCCATCCTGTGAGATACGATGCAGGTACATCCAATGCCATTGCAATTTTTTTTATGATATCTATTCCTACTGTCTTTATCTGCCCATCTTCATAACGCTTGGTGTTACTTTCACTAAGTCCGATATGCTCACCGAGTTCCTTTAATGTCATTTTTCTGGACTTTCGCATTTCTTTTATACGTGAGCCCACATGCCTGTTATATTGTAATTCATCCATTTATTTCACCTCGATTCTATTAAAATAATAGTACAATAATTTTGTACAAGATACAAGTATATTTTCTGTTGTGATAAAAAAACTTGTATGTAGTGCTTGACAATATCTTTTGAACACGTATAATTAGGATAGTAAAACTTGTACAATATGCAAGTTAAGATAAGGAGGAGGTGAAACAAATGGAAATGCTCAAACTAAAAGGAGCTATAGTAGCAAATAAAAAGAATTATAAAGAGTGTGCAGATTATCTATCTATTTCAGTAAATTCGTTTAGCGATAAAATCAACGGGAAGAGGCCTTTTTCTTGCTGGGAGGCCACAAAGCTTAAACGTTTGTTATGTTTGAATAATGAGGAGAGTATAAGTATTTTTTTAACTTAAAACTTGCATAATATGCAAGAAAGAGAGGTGAGGAGATGGAAGAGGTAAATATTAATGGTTATGTCTTAAATAAGAATTCGCATGAAAACTACAAGCGTGCAATGCTATTCCACGTTTTTGATGTACTGGATGTGGACCTTTTTGAAGAAGTAAAACGATATGAACGATACAGGGGAAGGTATTCAAAAGAAAAACAGCACGACGGAAACGCGCTGTCTTCTTGGTTCCTTATTCCTGGGGTAGTGATAAAAGATTGTCTAAAATTGTGTCATTTGCTTCAGAGGCAACGTATTTTTCGCCGTTTTTACTGATTCGAGGTTCAAGGAACGGCATATTCCCGCGATTAACTCTTATGCTGTGCGGATGAGTTAATAAATAGTCATGAATTTCTTCTTTAGGGAAATATCCTAATATTTCATCACCGCTAAGGAATATTTCTGAAATTTCCCAAAGGTCAAAATTTAACAGACCGACACCGGGACGTTTCTTGATTTTTAAAGCGAATATCATAATAGTTCACCTCCTTTCTGCCAACATTATAACAGAGTGAGCAGAAAGAGAATTACAACAACCTACCACAGAATTTATAGAAAGGAGCGAAAAATGGAACGAAGAACGTATACTGTCGCGGAAACTGCCGAAATCTTAGGCGTATCAACGGATGTCGTCTACCGCATGAAAAATGACGGCATCCTCCCGGCGGTAAAAAATCTATCGGCCATCCGTTTTCTGAAACGGGACGTGCTCGCGATGGTCGGAGAAAAACCGGATGATTTTCATCCGTCCGCAGTCCGAAGACTACAGAGTGAACTATCTCTTGCGAAGCAGGAGAATGCGCGACTGCGAGGCGTTATTCGCCAGATTTGTATAGCCGCCAATACGGCGGCGGTGCAGGAGGGATTATGAATAAACCCTTAATTTTCACGGCGGCGCTAATGTCAGCCGCACTGGTAGCAGGTGCCGCGGTAGATGCGGAAAAAATCTGCAACAGGCTTTTTCCGGAAACTCGAATTGTCGAGTACCGCCGGGAGGTAAGGGCAGGCGACACGCTCTGGGATATCTGTGGCGAAATAGCCACGGATAAAGAAGACCTGCGAAAACTTGTCTGGCAGGCAAAGAAAGATAACCGGATAAAAGACGTGGGCAACCTGCAGCCGGGGACGCTAGTCATTGTAAGAGTTGAGGAGGCGAGAAAATGAATTATCCGGAAGGCACAGTAACGCTTTATATGGAAGACTGGGAATTGGTGATTGAGATACTCGAGAATACAACCGAAAATGTCTCATCACTAATGGAAAATAAGATTAGAAAAATAATAGATGAAATCAAAGAGCAATCAAATTTGTAATGAAAAAGCCGACTGATGTTCGCAGCATCAATCGGCAGGTGGAAAAATGAGTGATATTTCCGCCTCTATTATAACACAGGAGGATTACACAAATGGACAAAGATTTACAAAAAGAGGTCAATGAATTATGTGAGATTTTAAAACCCATGAATGTAGAGCTTGAGAAATGGTTATTAAGAAATAAGAACCGTTTTATAAAATCTAATGGAAAACCCGCTAAATTAGGACTATTAATCGGAAATGCTTATGCGGTTTATATCCTTATTGATGATCTGCTGAACAACGCTGATTGATTAATTGAGGTAAAAGCATGGAACGTGAAGTATTTAACACCCTGGAGATCGGAGCGAAAATCAGCGAGCCGAGGGGACGCGAAGCCCCACCAATTAAAGGAACTCTGGCGGATAAAGTCGGAGAAACGGCTTTAATGAGAACGGGATATACTCCCGGCGGAAAACCGATCCTACGGTGGGTGCATTATACAAAACTGAAAAAGGAGATATAACAATGAACGAAAAAGAGTTAAAAACAATAGATGCTGAAGCAGAAGTAACAGAACTCCAGATTGTCGAGCCGCAAATTCTTTCTGCGGATATCAATGTAACGACAAATTTCGAGGATGTAAAAAACAACTTGCAGGCTATCACAGAAAAGTACAAAGGGCTGGTTGTTACTGATCAAAATCAAAAGGATATGGAGAAAACATTACGGGAAATCGTGTCGCTCCGGACGAGTATTCAAAAGTTTGAAGTCAACGGGAAACGGAAGCTCCGCAAACCTGTTGATCAGTTTGCAGAGGCATGTAAAGAACTTTTAAAAATCGTGAATGAAGCGGAACGTCCACTGCGTGAACAGCTTGACGCTTACGAAGCAAGGAGGCAGGAAGGCGTAACAAAAGTCATTCTGCACAAGTATGAAGAAATGGCACTTGATGCGGGAATACGTGAAGAGTTCCGCTCTTGCGAGATTCTGTCCAAGTGGATGAATAAGACGGCAAAATTGAAGGATATCTATGAAGATATCAGTCGCTTGGTATCTGAACAGGCGACTGCGCAAAAACAGCATGATGATCTCAAAGAACTCCGAAATTCCCGCCGTGAGCTGGCACTTCTACAGATAGAAAAAGCCAATAGAGACTATGCTTTGGCGACGCCCATTACGGAAGATTTCCTGACAGACGAGCTGCTGGACACATCAGCCGAAATCATTAAAAACACAATCAATGAGGAAGCGCTGCGCCGCCATGAGATGGATGAGAATGCAAGGCAGGTATCCTCCGCTGTTTCAGCTCCACCGCCGGCGGCCAAGCCTCCTGTGGTACCAATACCGCAGGTTGAGCCCGGTGTGTCATGGCCTAAGGTAATGACGGTCACAATCACACTTAACAGTTCATTTGACTATCAGGCAGTAGAAAACGCATTAAGCAGTCTTCCACCGCAGATTCGATGGAATTCCGATATAAAGGAGATATAACCATGGCGATTGAATTTAAAAAAGCACATCGATCCAAAGCTAAGCTCAGGCTGGCTATTGCAGGACCGTCAGGAGCAGGGAAAACCTATTCGGCGCTTCTGATTGCATCAGGCATTGTTCCGTTGGAAAAGGTGGCGGTGATTGACACGGAATCAGGATCTGCAGATTTGTATGCAGATTTGGGAGGATATTCTACATTGACGATCAACCCGCCGTATAGCCCTAAGAAATACATCGACGCTATTTATGCGGCGGAAGCGGCAGGATTTGAGCTTGTTATCATTGACAGTTTATCTCACGCATGGAGTGGAGAAGGCGGCCTGCTTGACCAACAGGGAAAGGCGGCGGACAGCAAGTACCGCGGGAACAGCTGGGCGGCATGGCGTGAAATCACACCGCTCCACAATCAACTAGTAGAAACGATGCTGCACACACCTCTCCATGTCATTGTCACCATGCGAAGCAAGACAGAGTATATACAGACCGAAGTAAACGGAAGAAAACAGATACAGAAAGTCGGTATGGCGCCGATCCAGCGTGATGGAATTGAGTATGAGTTCACAACAGTTTTTGACCTTTCGCAGAATCACACGGCGACGGTCAGCAAAGACAGAACAAAGCTGTTTGATGGGCAGTATTTTACGCCTACGCCGGAATGCGGTAAGGCGCTCCTGCGGTGGCTTAATGCGGGTGCTCCGGTTACGGAACCCGTGCCTGTTGTCCGTCAGGCTGCAACGCCGATAGTTAATCAAATACCTGTAAACTCTGCATCCGGAAAACCGCAGGACAAAACACACCGCCAGCGCTTGGAGCGAATTTGGGCACAGCTCGGCTGGGACAAAACGCAGCCGCTTGATGCGTATATGACAAGCCGCATGCAGACGATGTACGGCGCGGACGCCACAGTGGACAAAGCGCAGGAAACAGACTGGGAATCAGCGGATAGAGAAATTACAAATTATTTAATTGAACAGAAACAAAATAAAATCGCCGAGGTTCTTCCGGGAGAACCGGATTTAGAAAAAGATGAAATTCCGTTTTAAGAAAGGAGAAAATCATGATTACAGCAACACTTTACGGCAGGCTTGCCAGAGATCCGGAACGAATGCAGCCGTCTAACGGAGGAGAATCGTATGTACGATTTTCCATGGCGGTAGAAACGGGACGCAAGGATCAGGACGGAAATCGTATTGCCCAATTTATCAACATATCTGTTTTCGGAAAACAGGGCGATGTTATTTGCCAATATTTTCACAAGGGTAATCGCATTGTGTGCCACGTGAGAAATCTTGAAACCAGAGCGTATGCGGACCAGTCGGGGCAGCCGCGAGCCAACCTACAGGCAGTTTTAGCGGGAATCGAATTTGTGGAAACAAGGGCAGATCAGGAGCAACAGGGGGAGAACAGCGGACCCTTTGCGCGGTACGGTACGCCGCAGCCGGATAGCGCAGCACCTTCTTACGGTGCGGCATCTTCAGGAGCTGCTCCCGCGCCGCAGACACTGCCGGGCATGCAGGTACAAGGACCTGTTCCTGCCCCCTGGGACGCGTGAGGTACTGAACGATGGAAGACATTAAAACGAATTCATTGCCGAATATGGAATGTGGGATGGCCTATCTGGCTCATCCCTACGCTCCGCTTAACAGGAGAGCTGAAATATTCGTGGAGGCTATTAAAGCGGAGAATGTAGAAGAAGCGGGGGATATTGCGCTTAAAATCATGAAGAAGTATTTAAATTTGACGATAATTTCTCCTCTCCATGCGTATTCATTCTTGGAAGGAAAAAATATGGAAGAAACGGAGATTCTCCGGTACGATTTTAGACTTCTCAACAACTGCACTCTTCTGATTTTGTCCGGATACTGGAGACAGAGCAAAGGATGCATGTCCGAATACGGTTATGCAAAAGCAAAAGGAATCAGGATCTATGAGTATGTAGACGGAACTCTATATCCGCTGGAATGATGCTGGTTAATTGAAAGGGGTGATGCCATGGCACGGCCGCTCAAACAAGGGCTTGATTACTTTCCCTTGGATGTCGGCTTTTTACAGGATATGAAAGTGCGCCGGATAATTAAGTCATGCGGTGCGTCGGCAATTTCAGTACTAATCTGGCTGCTGGGTAGCTGCTATCGAGACGAGGGGTACTACATTTGGTGGACAGAGGATTTGCCTTTCATAGTGGCGGATGAGATTGGCGTCACGGAAGGATGCGTACAAGAGGTTGTTAAAAGAGCCTTACAGGTCGGTTTCTTTGATGCAAGCATGAAGGAAAAACATGGAATTCTGACTTCTGCGGGAATCCAAAAAAGATTTTTGGAGGTAACTTCTCGAAGAAAAGCAGCGTTTCTCCGTAGGGATTTTGCACTCATTTCCGTTAATGTTGACAATAACTCAATTAATGTATGCAATAACTCAATTAATGTATACAGTAATGAACAAAGTAAAGTAAAGAAAAGTAAAGTAAAGAAAAGAAAAGAAAAGGAAAGTAAAGAAAAGGAAAGTAAAGAAAAGGAAGAAAAAAAGAACGTTCTTTCTTCTCAAGATGAAATCATTCAATCTTACTTTTCATCCAATCCTAAACTGGAGAAATCAATCAAAAGGTGGATGGATATGAGAGAAGAGAAGAAAGCTTCTGTATCACCGACGGCTCTTAAAAAGAATTTGACACAACTCAAAAAATTATCAAACGGGAATATAGAGGACGCCATTCTCATTGTAGAGCAGTCAATTGAAAATCAATGGCTCGGGTTCTGGCCGCTCAAAAGACCGAAGCAGAAAAAAGCGGGAGGAAGCTACGGACATATTGCTTCTCCGGAAGAGTGGAAAGGTATTAAAGATGGGTGGTGACAATGGAACGAATCAGACGGGATATGGATGATCTCCGGAAAAAAATGGAGACATTTATCAAAAACAATGGCCGCTTAAATGAGCAAAACGAAAAGACAGAAGCAGAAGAGGCGGCAGAAGAAAGAAAAAAATGGACAAATCGGCTGTATAAAGCCGGGATTGGCAGGCGGTACCATGCCTGCACGTTTCAGAACATTGAAAGAAAAGGATTACCGGATTCCAAGCTGCTGAAAAGCCATTATGCAATTGCGAAAGATTACGCTAAGAATTTCAAAACACATAAGGCAAAAGGGCAAGGGCTTATCTTCGCTGGACCGGTAGGACGCATGAAGACCACGATGGCGGTCGCCATTGCGCAGGAGATCATGAAAGATTATAACCGGGCGTATTTCATCACGATGCCGGAATTGATGGACAGCCTTCTGCAAAACAATCTTTCACAAGAGGTGAGAACACGCACAAAAGAAACGGACTTACTGATTCTTGATGACATGGGAGCGGAGTATCAAAATGACTGGGTACTGAACGCGGTCGATGCAATTATATCTAAACGGTACAACGAACTCCTGCCGGTAATTATTACGACAAATAAGACGCCGGAAGAAATGAATCAGAGGTACATGGCACGGATTTTTGACAGGCTAAAGCATGCGAATAGATTACTTGTCGAGGCAGGTGAAAGCCTGCGGAAAAATGAGGTTTAAGGGGTGGCGAAACATGGATAAGGCGATAGCTGGAGCGGCAAAGGATGAAAAAATTTACAGAAATATAGATACGAAATTTTTCAACATGCATTTTTCCGTTCCTGGAAAAGATGGGAAATTCAAGCAAAAGGGACTGTTCTATTGCGCTTATGAAGACGATTATGAAAACCGGCTTGTACATCTTGCGATAGACAATAGAAATGGAACCCCGCTGATAGTTGAATGTATAGACAAAGAACAGGCGATAGAAAGGCTTATGTTCTGGGGTGGAATCGGAAGAAATGAAGCAGAAGAAAGGAGTAACAGAGATGGGAAGTAATCGATTTATGGTCGTATCGGAAAAAAGGGGAATTATCGCAATGAATCCGTCGTATGTTGAGCAAAAAGGGAAAAATCTTATCATCTACATGCCCGGAACGTACAAACAGCTTGAGCTGGAATACGAAACAGAAGAAAACGCAAGAATTGCTTTTGCTGAAATAAAGAGCGCTTATGAATTCGGGAGAATAGACGTTTATGTCTAAGAAAAGCAAATTTAAGGGGGAAGAGAAATGGATACAGTAATGGATGCAGCAAGTGTCGTATTGTTTATTGTCTTGACCATGTACGCGGCTATCAAGCTTGACGAAGCAGCAAGAAAGCTGCGCAACGAAGAAGAGCGGATTTACAGAGAGAGGCACGAAAAATGAACAACTTGATCACCATCGTTGCCACTTTTGGCGACGAGAGAGGAGCATGAAGTGAAACTTTACAGTGACAGAGGGGATAAATATTATCTTTTAGGACAGTTTGAACTATATCTGATGCTTATACAGTGCGTTCTTATCGGAATATTAGTGGCGCTGACATACGGTTTGATTCGATTAGGCGGTGGCATATGAAGCTCATAATACCCGGGCGGCTGCCATGTATGAACGACCTGATCGCTGCTAACCGGTTGAACAAATACGCGGGGGCAGGCGTCAAGAAGAAAACGCAGAGACAAATTATTCTGATTCTGCAGCCGCAAGTGCAAGGACAAAGGTTTACCGAAAAAGTAAATATCCGCATTGAGTATTACGAAAAGGATATGCGCCGGGATGAAGATAATGTGATGAGCGCGGCAAAGTTTATACTTGACGCGCTGCAGGATATGGATATTATCCTGAATGACAGCCGGAAGTATGTACATTTGACGCAAGAGGTGTTTACCGACAGAGAAAATCCAAGGATTGAGATAACGATTAAGGGGGGATGAACTATGCCAAAAGGAAACAAGGAAGCAGAGATACAGTACCGTGTTGCTAATTTCTTTGGTATAAAACAAATAACCATACCTAACGTTAATTTTGCATGGGCAAGCTGTAAAATTCCAAAATATAACAAGAGAGGGGATTTAGAAAGGTTTGATTATCCGTTTGAGGGTATCAGGCACGAAGCGGATTTAATCACAATAAACGAAAATGACTATATGAATGAAATCGAATGTAAATGTAGTTACAGCGATTTTTTAGCAGATTTCCGTAAAAAAGAAAATCACATAACGAAATACACAAGAAGCGTTTATTATGCGTTTGATGGAGAACTATATGCAGTCAAAAAAGATGAAATCCACAAAAAACTTAATGATAAACTCCCGGAGGCAGGAATAATTGTAGTCAATAAACATGTGTGTTCTATTGAAAAGAAGCCGAAATATTTCAAGGTGGATAAAATCCCGATTGAAGTAAAAATCGGGCTAATGAGAATCGGATGTCATAAATGGTGGAACAGAAGTATTGAGTTTTAAAGAGTGAATGATAAGGAGAAGATGATGAATAACGGAATGCGACCGGGCATTTTTCATAACCCGGATCCGAATGATATCGAAGCGTTTTTTGAAGAAATCCGACGATGCAGAAAACATATCGATTCGCTCAATCAGTACCGCTTGCAGTATGAAATGGATCTGTTTTCACTCAAAGGCTGTCGATACGACAAGGAGCCTGTCGACGGCGGAACGTCTTCTGATTTATCGGATATCGTCATCGCTTTTGAACAGAAGATGGCACAAGCAGAAGAACTGCGGATAAAAGAGCTCAACAGATATGGTGATATGATCACAAGAGGATTCAGATTGCTTGCTTTACTTTCCGATCCAGAGCAGAAATCAATCATGATTGACCGGTATTTTATGAACAAGCTCTGGGAGAAAATAGCGCTGGAACATCATTATGTGAGAAGTCATTGTTATCGATTGAAAGATGAAGCGATAAAAGAAATTTCGCAAAAAATGAAACATGAGACATTATGAGACATTCAAAAGTGGTATTATGATAGTGTAAAAGTTCAGGAATTCCTCCCTGAAATAAGAAAGCACGTACTCTACCAAAGTGCGTGCTTTTCGTTTGTTTATCTAAAAGGCGGTGATTACTGTGGGCGCAAGGGGTAAATATGCAAAGTGGCTTCTTCCGGATAATCTTCTGCGCCTGCAGGCGTGGGCACGAGATGGTTTAAGTGATGAACAAATAGCGCATAATATTGGTATTACTACAACTACATTGTACGACTGGAAAAAGAAATATCCTGCTTTTTCTGAGGCATTAGCGCGCGGGAAAGAAGTTGTCGATATTGAAGTTGAGAACGCATTATTAAAAAGAGCCAAAGGATATGACTATATAGAGACGACATCGGAGCTGATTGCGGATAAAAACGCAAAAAATAAAGCGGTGATGAAGGTAACTAAGCGTGTGACGCGACATGTACCGCCGGATGTGAAAGCTATTGTATTCTGGCTGACGAACCGAAAACAGGAATGGAGAGACAAGCAGGAGAAGGAATTTTTCGGCAACATCGGGATTAATTTGGTGGTAGACGATGACATCAGCACAGACGATTAATCTTGTCAATGACATTATTCATCCGACGCCGAAACAGCGTGAATTTATGCGGGCGGTCAAGGATAACACATACATTCTTTATGGCGGTGCAGCAGGCGGCGGAAAATCGTATATCTTACGATGGGAACTGGTTTATCTCTTAATTGGATGGTATAAACATCTGAAATTAAAAGGTATCCGTGTTGGGTTGTTTTGTGAAGATTATCCGGCACTGCGTGACCGGCAGCTGTCAAAGATAAAAATGGAATTTCCGGAATGGCTTGGCAGCTACAAAGAAGCGACGCATGAATTTACATTAAATCCGGCGTTCGGCAGCGGTGTGATATGTTTCAGGAATTTGGATAATCCGTCTAAGTATTTATCATCAGAGTTTGCGGCGATTGCGATTGATGAGCTGACGCTGAATGAGCAGACTGTTTTTGATTTTCTCCGCATGCGTCTCCGCTGGGTCGGCGTTGAGGATCCTAAGCTGATTGCCGGAACGAACCCTGGCGGCAAAGGACACATGTGGGTTAGAAGCTTATTCATTGACCGTAATATACCGCCGGAAATGCGGGATTTTTCAAATAAAATTGCTTTCGTGCAAGCGCGGATAGATGACAATCCGTACTTACCGGCGGGATACAGTGACGCACTTGACACACTGCCGGATAAGCTTCGGAAAGCATACCGCGAGGGCGATTGGAATATATTCGAAGGACAGGTTTTTGAAGAGTTCAGGACGAATATACACGTTGTTGAACCGTTTGAAATCCCGAAAAGCTGGCAGCGCGGGCGGTCTATGGACTGGGGATACAGCAAGCCGTATGCAATATACGAATATGCAGTAGATTATGACGGTATTGTCTATGTAATTAATGAGTGGTACGGCTGCAAGCCGGGAACGGTCAACACGGGTACGCAGGAAACGGCGCGGGAAGTCGCGCAGAAAATTAAGCATTTGGGTAGCGAGTTCGGTATTGCGGACCCTGCCATTTGGCAGAAAACTGGACATGACGGGCCGTCGATTGCAGAAGTTTTCGCGGCGGAAGGCGTGCCTTGGTATCCGGCGGATAATGACAGATTAGCAGGGAAAATGCAGGTACATCTAAGGCTAAAAGAACGAAAGCTCAAGATATTCAAAACGTGTTATCACTTGATACGGACGCTGCCGGCGCTAATATACGATAAACACAAGGTTGAAGATGTAGATACACAGCAAGAAGACCATAGTTACGACAGCGTTAGATATTTCTTGATGAGCCGTCCGATTCAGCCGGTAAAAGCAGAAAAGCCATTTAATGATGGATACAAATATGAAGATGAGGAAGGAGATGAACCGACGGCATGGGGAGTGTAATGAGTGACAGAGCATTAAGAGATTATGCATACAGAGTGCTTAAGTCAGAGTATGGTGAATGTATGGAGAATGGAATTTTAATTCCGGCAAAGAAAAGCGATGAAGAGCTGGCGGCGTTTGTGTCTCAAATGCCGCAGTGGCAGCTTGAACAAATGTATGGAATGATGTTTAAAGGAGAACTTGTCGAATGAGTTTTGATTTGTCCGAAGCGCGGAATAATGTAAAAAAGGCACTGCAGCTAACCAGTGAATGGCGCAAAAGCGCGAAAGAAGATTATGATTTCATGCGCGGTAAACAGTGGACAGACGCAGATTTGAAAGTAATGAAACAGAAATCCCGTCCGGTCATTACAATTAACCGTATCCGTCCAGTCGTCAATCTTCTTTCCGGCTATGCAGCGCAGAATGAAACGGAGCCGGATTTTCTGCCTCGTTCAAAAGAAGATGACCGGGTAGCGCGTGTGGCCAAAGGTATTACAAAGTACACTTTTGACAAGACGAATTATCAAAGCGTTAAGAAAAAGGCATTCAAAGACGCTGTCATCTGTGGCGTCGGAAATTATTGGGTCAGTTATGAATTTGATTACGCCCGGATGGATGGACGGATACAGATCAAAAACGTCAGTCCTTTTGATGTGTTTGTGGATCCGGAATGCAAAGAAGATGATTTGTCAGATGCCTTCTACTGCGGCAGATACAGCTGGGAAAGTCCGGATAAATTGAAGCAAATATATGCGGACAAAGCAGATGAAATCGCTATGCTTGCGCATAAGTACGATGACAGCGAATTGGAAACCGTTAATACAGAGCCGCTCTGGTATTCGCGGGATTTGAAAAAGCTTCGTGTGGTGCAGTACTGGTATAAAGAATACACACGGAAGAAAATATTTTCTGCAGACGGAATGATCGTCGATGAATCGCAGCCGGATTTATATTCGGCTTTTTTAATGTCTGGAGCGGAACCGGAAGAAATACCGGTTACGAAAATCAGATACGCAACGTTCTGCGGAGATGTATTACTCGAAGAGGGAGAAAGTCCTTATAAACACAATCAATTCCCACTTGTGCGGCAGTATTGCTACTTATCCGGTTACGGCGAGGACTTAGATGACGGATTGGAACCGGCGGGCATTGTGCGGGATCTAAAAGACGCACAGCGCGAACTTAATAAAAACCGCAGTCAGCGCATGCACATTGTTAATCAACAGTCGCTCGGTGTTCGCTTTTGGACTGGACCACAGTTTAACGAAAAAGAAAAACGGGAAATCCGAAATTTGTCTACAACGCCGGGCGCGAACATTTTCTTGAAACCGGGCGTGACATTTACCGATGGTCTTCCGTCGGCGCAGTCAGTCAACAACATAGAACTGGAAAACCGCTCAAGCAGTGACTTCTACACGATTTCCGGGATTACTCCGGAGAGCCTGTCAGGCAGTATCGGAGCAATGAGCGGCAAAGCGATTGACCTTCGTCAGTCAGTTACCACGGTGCAGACAGCGGAAATATTCGACAAAGCAAAAGAAGCGGAACTGCAGATTGTAAAACTCTTATGGGGGGACACAAATGCACCGGGACTGATTCCGCAGTTTTACAACAAAAACAAGGTTATGCGGATTCTCGGTGAAGACGGCAAGAAAGAATTTGTGCAGATACAGCCAGGACTGGGACAAGCAATGCAAGAACAGCAGGCGGTAGATCAGAACGGTATGCCGGTAACAGATGAAAACGGAGATCCGGTCACGAAGGTACTGTATGATTTATCCGCTTTTGATTTCGACATTGTGATCACAACATCGCAGGCAAGCGCTACCGCACGGCGGGCGAATTTGTATCAGCTGCTTGAGGCGAAGAAAGCGGGTGTTGACATACCGATGGATATCATTCTTGACTTCATGGATTTCCCGGAAAAAGAAACGGTCAAGAAGCGTATGCAGCAGGCTTCCGAACAGCCGAAGATACCGGACCTTAAAGTCAGCGCAAGTATTGAAGATTTACCGGCGGAAGCACTATCAACGGCGCTACAGTCTATCGGCGTGAATATTTCACCACAGCAGATTATGCAGGAAAGATTAGCACTGAAAGGGCGTGCAATCGCTCCGCCGGTGCAGCCACAAATTCCGATACAACAACCACAGCTATTAGGGCAGTAATGCCTTGATATATCGTCCTAAGCAACGACGTTAAAAGGCTTTTTTCTTTCGTCCGAAAAGAGACGGTAAACTACAAAAAATCATTCGACCGCCGACGTCGTTAAAACGGCAGAAGGAGATAATAATGGAAAACGAAGCAATGCTCAACGCAGAAGATTTGGGATTCGATGCAGAAGATTTGAAAGAAGCAGGTCTTGATAAGCAGGAACCGGCAACTTCAGCGGGTAATGATCCAGAGAAACCGGAAGACAATTCTGCAGACGGACAGCCGAAAACTGACCCTGATCCTGAATCGGAACCTAAAACGAAAATTGAACCGACAAAAGAACCAGAAGACAATCCGGCAGGCGGTGATTTGAAGAAAGCACTGGCAGAAGAAAGGGCTCGCAGGAAAGCGGCCGAAGAAGCGGCTAATACTTTGCGTTCGCAGATGAGCATGTCACAGAAACCGGTATTATCTCCGGAAGATTTGAATCAAATTCGCAGTTATGCGCAGCAGGAAGCCGCACGTCGGCTCAAAATTGATGACGCGTCTGATTTGATGTTCACTGACGCCCAGAAGTATCAGGAACTGCTTCATGAACAGGCACGGATTGAATATCAGATGACACGCCAGCAGGAAGAGCGGCAGGAAACCTATCAGAAAAATGTAGCGTTTATTGGCGAGCTTAAGGCTATTCCGAATATCGGCGAGCTGTGGCAGAAAGGCACTGAAATGCTGGACGGCATGACGCGAAAAGACGCTGCCCCGATTGATGCGGCATTCAACCGTGTTGATCATGGGGTAGGTACAGATGCAGACTTCAAAGTTATTCGTGATTTTGCTGAAAAAGTAAAATCGGCGATGGCCGCACCTGTGCAAAATCCGCTTGAAACGGCAAAAACACTGCCCAAAGCAAGCGCGTTAAACGGCGGTGCTCCGACCGGCGCGAAACTGTCTGAGGAAGAAATCCTCAAATATGTGGAAGAGGGTCGTGAAAGTGAGCTGCCGGCGGAAATCAGAAAGCAGATTGATGACCTCTGCGGTGATTAATTATTTTACAAAAAGGAGAATGAAATATGGCACATGAATTTAAAATTCCTGAAAAATTAGTTCCTAAGCTCTGGACGAAAAAGGTATGGAGAGAAGGTTTAAAAGCTTCTTATTTTGATAAGTTTACATCTACTAATGGGAGTAATGTTGTTCATACGAATAAAGATCTAAAACAGGCTAAAGGCGATGAAGTAAACTTTGGACTGGCAATGAATCTTAAAGGGAACGGTGTTTCTGGTAACAACACGCTTAAAGGCAATGAAGAAGAAATGCAGATGTATGATTTCAGCGTAAAGACTACTTTGGTCAGAAACGCAGTTACGCGCTTTGAGGCGGATGACCAGAAATCTCCGTACGAAAATTTGCCTCTTATCAAGGGGGTATTGGTGCAGTGGCTGTCTGACTGGAAAGATAACAAGCTGATTTCCGCATTGACCGCCAATCCGACAACCGGTGAACGTCTTATTGCGTCTACGGCAGGAACAGAGGTTTCTTTAACGGCTAATGACAAGCTGACCTGTGCGGTAATCGGCCGCGCAAAACGCAAGGCTAAAATGCATGAACCGACAGTGAAACCGCTTAAGATTGACGGACAGGAGAAATACATCATGCTTGTCGGCACATGGGCAGCGCGTGACTTGAAAGCAGATCCGGTATGGCAGGCGGCACAGCAGAACGCGGCAATCCGCGGCAGCAAAAACCCGATTTTCACTGGAGCGCTCGGCGAATATGACGGCGTCGTTCTGTATGAATATGAACGTATCATGAATACGAAAACCGGTGCGTCTTCCGCAAATGTTGTTCATAATTTGCTTTTAGGGCAGCAGGCGGCATGCTTCGCTGTAGCCCGCGAGGCTCGCTTCATTAAAGATGAGGATGATTACGGCAATGTACAGGGGAACGGTATCGCGTTCTTCGGCGGCATTGAAAAATCCATCTACAACAGCAAAGATTATGGCGTGATTCAGGTCATGACCGGTGGTGCTGTAGAGTAATTGCAATGGAGATAAGGTGAGGGCTGTAAAAGCCCTCTTTCCTTTTCTTAAGGAGTAACCATGACAGTAAGAGATTTGATTAACCGTGCGTATATGCAGGTGGGCGATACGTCGCAGGTGAACTACACGCCGTATCAGTTTCTGGAGTTTTATAACGAAGGAAATCATATTCTGCATAAGATTGTACTGCGGTATATTCCGGATATTTTACGTGTAACGGAGACGGGAATTCCGAACAGGCCGACGATTGCGCTTTCTTCTTTCGCATTGCAGATTGTATCAGTAAAGGATATGTATGGTCATTCTGTTGATTACACGATGGAAGGCCACAAAATCATTACTGCGAAAAATGCGCTGCAACGAGGATTAACCGTCGTATATATCCCGTCTGCAGATTATAAAGAGATGGATGATGAAAGCGATTATCCGGCGGAAATAGAAAGTCTTCTTGTAAATTATATGGTAGCGCGGATCCTGAAGGCGGATTTATCGTTTGTTTCCGGATGGGAAGATACGATTTCCGAAATGGCACGTCAAATGGACGATGAAAGCGGTTTTATTGCAAGGGGGTATTGGCCGTATGACAGCAGGCGAACTGATTACGATGATTAATCTGGACACAAATGAAATATTAGATGACAGTGCGGAATACATCCCCTATATTAATGCAGCCATTGATTGTCTCGTGATGATTTTGGTCCCGATGAAAGACAGGGAAGTTGTAAAAAGTATGGACATTAACGACAATAATCCGGTACCCGGTGATTTTACAGCGTTTATTCCTACGGCGGGTTACCCTGTCCGCATTGTGAACGGGTCTTTCCAGACGTACGGTGGAAAGACTGTCAATGATGTATTTTACGCTGTGAAAAAGCCGCATATATCGGATGAAACTGATTCGATTCCATTCAGCGAAATCTTTCATTTCGTGCTTGTGCAGCTGGTCTCATTTCTTGTCAAAAAGAAATCTTTAATGCTGGATTATGCCAGTGCAGATAAAGCGTTTATTGCTGATTTAACAACGGCAATCCAAGCGGCAAGAGGGCGATAATATGGGTGAGCGTTTCTTTGCTTCGACAAACGGTTTCAGATTAGGATTGGACTGGAGCAAGCCTGCGGAAAGCATTGATATTCAAAGTCTGACGCAGGCGATTAACTGTGAATACAGTCCGACAGACGGTGCGCTTCAAACGATACCCGGCGTAAAAACAATTTATACGGGAACGGCGGATATCGAGAGCCTGTATTATGACAATTACCGCAAGCAGTTTTACTTTTCCTGCGGACGTGATTTGTACAAAACGGCAGATTGGGTAACAGTAACGCCGCTGGGAACGCTAACGGGGAACAGCACTCCGAAGTATCATGCTTTTGATCATGACATTTTGATTGCTTCCGGCGGTAAATTGCAGGCTGTTTCCGGTGCTGGCGTGCTGTCTACTGTAGATGAAAGCCCTACTTGCGAGTTTGTGAGCAGCCACAGCGGCTCTGTCATTGTGGCGTCTATTTATGGACACCGTATCACATGGTCAGCTGTTGGTGATTATAGATCGTGGACGCCGGACAGCAATAATTCCGCTTCTGCGCAGTATGTAGAGGTTGGTTATAAAGATCCCGGCTGTATTATAGCTATTGATTTCTTATCAAAAGCAATCATTGTATATAAAGAATACGGTAGGGCATATCAAGTTGTGGGTAATCCCCATGAGAAAACACTTGCTGTTTATCCTCTTTCTGAAACGGCTTTGTGTTGCGGTAGTTCTATCAGCATTGATGACCGAAGTTATTATCTGGGTAACGCAGGATTAATGAGCTTTGTGCCAACGAACACGTATGCAAATATTCAGCCTTCTGAGGTAAGTCTTAATATCAATGCACAGTTGACAACTATCACGACAGAAAAAGCCAGAATGTGGCACCTCCCCGGCAAAAAACAGCTGTGGATTAAACCGGGAAAAAATCAAGATGTGTTTATTTATCACTATCTACCGAGATATGAAGATGGAAGAGGTGTTTTTACTTCAAGAAGTTTCGTTCATGATCTGCATGATGTCCTGACCGTCGGTAAAGAGATTTACATTGCATATGGCAACAAGATAGGCATTCTTGATTCAAGTATAGATACTGATGATGGAGAACAGATTACGACGTCGATTGTTTCAGGTAACCGATTGGCGCAAAGACTGTTCTTGCTGCTGTTTTCATATAATTTTGTATCAAGTAACCGCATTGAAGGTTATGGCAGCATTACAATCAGCGATAAACGGGCAAAACCTGTTACATTCAAAGCGGCTGGTACAAAGTTATACTATGCGAATGAAAAGTTGATTAATTCAATCGGCAGGCTGAATAGCAATGAGTATACGAAAGTAAATAAGATCGGCGGCGGAGCGAACCGCCATCTGCAGATAAAAATATTTGTTGCCAAGGGCGCTATCGCTTTGCGGCAGTTTGATTATACTTACGAGGAGGTTTAAATGCCTTATACGGAAAAATATCCTTTGAACCCGACGCCGCAGGGAGACAGCACGAAAGAAGCTGTACTAAAGAATAGGGAAGAAATCAAGACAATCGGGAATGCGCTTTCCGCACAATCAAAAGGCGGCGGGAGTGGTCTTCGGCAGCGCATTTTATACGGAAAAAACAGCGGCGGGAAGTACAGTTTTCTTTCCGGCGATGGATTGTCGGTCATTATTGACGGAAGTGTGATACCTGTTGTTTTAACGCTGGCAGATGGTTTTGATGAAAACGGCGCGAAAGATTACGTAGAAACAATTAACAAGAAAATCAGCGCATGGACGCTGCCAATTAACGCAATAAGCTATCTGTTTGTAGAACGAAATAACGCGGGTGCTTTGTCTTACGGAAGCGTAACAACAAAACCAGTATTTTCTGCTTCTTTGCCATCCGGCGTCGCAACAAATACTCATGTGTTCAACACACTTGAGCAGAAGATGTATTACTACAATGGTACAGAATGGAAAGCATTCGTAAGAGTTTTTATTGCAGCGGTAACGACGAATGCAACCAGCGTAACAAAGATTGAATATATGAATAATGCGGCAGCGGTAGAAATGACGGATGCTGAAAAAGAAAAGCTGTCAGGTATTGAAGACAAGGCAGAAGTTAATCAAAACGCATTTTCTAAAGTAAAAATCGGTGATAAAGAACTTGTTGCGGCAGTGAAACAGGCTGTCCTTGAATTAATCGCTGGGGATAACATTAAAATTACTCCGGATGCAGATGGTTCGAAAATAACGATAGATATAGCAAACAAAAAAGAAATATTTGATCCCGATAATTACTACACTAAGGATAAGGCTGATTCCCGCTATTATCGTGAAGGGATTCCTTTGCCGGTAACTTATAGTAACGAAGTTAATTTTGCGGGAACCGAAAATACCATACAATTCGGCTTTCGTGACCACAATATTAACACATATCGTTTTGGCAATGGCACGCAGGGCGGATTAGCTGATATTGTCGCAAAGGCATTTGATGGCAATTTGTGTTCTGGTTCTTTTGATGGTACACAACAAATGAATGACTGGTTGCGTCAACATTATAAAGATGAGCAAGTCTATGCTTGTCGTGCGTATCGTGCCTATGAAATTGTAATTAACGGCAATAAGCAATGGGGAACTGTTTTAATAAGTGCTTATCCAGCACATGACGGACGAGCATTAATAACACAGCTGTTTTTTGCTAATTCTAACGGCTTGTTTTATCGCTATCTGAATACACCAGATGAGATAGATAACACAAACAATTGGTATCAGATTGTGGGCACAAACAATGAGAATAAGCTAAAAATTGGTAATAATTACATATGGTTTACGTGAGGTGGTGTTCATGAGTGTTTTTAAACATTTATGTTATCAGAAAGAGAACGGGGAAACAGGACAGTGTGATGTATATGATGACCAGAACGAATGTCCAGACCCGCGAACGTATGTCAACGTAGACGGAAGAGATGGCTATGTAAAACTGGGGGAGTTTAATGACCCGCAGGCAAGTCCTTTACGGTGTTATGTAGCCAGTGCAAGACGGGAATTTGCGATTTTAAAAGTAGCAATCCCAACTGGCAGCTTTACAGCACAAAATTATAATGGTGCGTCTTATGACTGGACATGTCCTCGATTGATTACGAAAATAAAATGTACATCGGCGGGAGAATGGGATAAATATGTAAATGTCACTCCGGGAACAGTTTACACGTTTATGTGTGTTAAAAGTTTCAAAGAACATAAATGGGTGATATACGTTGGGGGGAATGTTCTCGTTTCTTTGTTTGAAGCAAATGACCCGCTTATCGTTTGGTGGTCACAAGAGATCAATAATTCATGAACAAGATAGGGTGATGAGATGAATTGAAATTATCAAGTTTACAGGAAATGATAAAAGATTATGAACGTATCACTGGCGAATCCGTCAGCTTTGAAGGGTTCTCTTTTGATGATGATCTTCATGATAAACAGGGAACTCATTTCAAGTTTTTTCCGAATGCCGGATTTCTTTTCTGGCAGTTGATTAAGTATGAGGGAATCGTTTATTTCCAAATTCTTGAAACATACGGCAAGTTTCACAAAATGGTTGACTACATCAGAGAGGTGATGGCGCTTAACGAAGTAAAAGATATCGTGACAATGACGACGCGCAATCCGAAAGCACATATACGCAGATGGAAAATGATTCACCATCCAGAACAGGATTATGACTACGAGGGGCGTCATTACTATGTGCTGACTGGCACAATTGAGAATTTACATTAGAAAGGAGATTGCATGCTATTATTTGATTTACAGCTGTTCGGGAAAAAGGGGACAAAGATAACGACAACACCGGCGCAAGTACCCCAGATGTCCGATGAGGAAAAAGGGCTGCTTGGCGAACAGCTGAAATGGGCACAGACTACACAGCCGGTGGCACAAAACCTACTGAATATGGCTAATCAAGCACTAAGCAGCCAACAGGTTACACCGAATCCCAACTGGCAGACATTGTATGACCGAGCGCAGAATCAGACAGCCGCCAATAATCAATTGGTACAAGGATTGATTCCGCAAGTAAATGCAAATACAGACGCTAATGCAGCGGCTAACAATCGTTTCTCTGGGCTGCTGGGGAATGCTATTCAGTCTATGACGCAGGGAAATAAAGAACTGGCGTCCGAATACAATACGGCCATGCAGAATAATAATACTGCTATGCAAGGATTGTTAAACGGTGTGCTGCCATCTTCTTATGCGGAAAATCGACAAAAGGCATTACAAGCTGATTTAACGAATACAGTCGGGAATACATTGTCCGGACTGGCCAGCCGGGGAATTATTAATTCTTCACAGGCGGACAGCGCATTCAATGATATTTCCCGAAATGCGTCCAATACGCTGGCCGCGCAGTATGGAAATGATATGCAGACAGCTGCGGGGCTTGCCGGACAGGCCTATAACAGTCAATTGGCGGGCATTAACGGTAAGGCGGGGCTATTGGGTGATATGTTCAGGAACCAACTTTCCGGCTACGGGCAGCAGGCTGATTTGGCAAATACGAATTTTAACAACCGGCAGCAGGGGATTTCAACGCTGTCACAGCTGGCGAACCAGTCGCAGCAGATGGCAACGGATCCGATTAAAACAGCGGCAACGGCGCAGGAAGCGGCGACCAACACGCCGATGAAATATTTAGCGATGGCGACAGGACAGAACGCACCAACGCAAGGGTTATTATCTCAATTATCACAACAGCGGTATTCAGTAGCTTCTCCTGCACAGACGGTTGTACGTCAAGGGAGCGGCGGATTCTTTGGAGGTCTTATGAGCGGATTAGGAAGTTATTTTGCATGCTTTACAGCAGGAACAGAAATTTCAACACCGGAAGGTGCAGTTGCCATTGAACAGATGACATTTGGTGATCAGGTTGTTTCTCTTGGCGCAGTGAATGAGGTTACAGAACTTCATAATATGGGCGAGGCGGATATTTATGAACTGCGCACGCCATCCTGCACGGTAGAAACCACACAGACGGAAGTATTCATGACGCCTGATGGAAAGAAACCTTTAACCGAACTTTCCGAAGGTGAGAGTGTCATGACAGTAAACGGATTTGAACCGATTACATCAATTGTAGAAACCGGTCGAAAAGAAAAGGTTTATGAACTGGAATTGACCGGTGACAATATGTTCTATGCAAACGGTATCTTGGCGGAAGGCTTGACAGAAGCTGACAAAGCGGGTAATGGCCCGGATGGCGACATTATTCCTGCAGAAGCGGTTGACGTTGTTCCTGCAGAACAGAAAACAGAAGATTCTGCAGAAGAACCTATGCAGGAAACGGAAGCATCTGCAGAAGAGAGTAACGAAGCAGAAGAAAAGAAAAAGCCGGCAGCTAAGAAGCCGGCAACAAGAAGAAAGACGGTTACTAAGAAAGCGGGTAAATAATCATGAGTGTTATCTATGTACAGGATAAATCACCATGGGATCAGATTGGGAATCTGGCGGGACTGTGGGCGGCAACCCGTCTGCAGAAGATACAGGATACCCGCAATGCTAAAGATTATGCAACAAGAGTATTCGGGGGTTATCAAGAGGAACAGTCCCCGGGACTTTTGTCTCAATTGACACAGCCGCAGACCCCGCAGATGGGCAGCGGTCTTTTTGCGCAGGACGGTCTTGAAAAAGCAATGCCTCATTTCAAGATCAACACTGCCGGCACACAGCCTTTGCAGTCTTCAACTACGGCGGGGCAAGATGCATTAGAACAGGCCGTCCCTCATTATCAGTTGAATATGCAGCAGACACAGCCGCAAACACAAGCGCGCCTGAGTGCACCTGACAAAAACCAAATTAAGCAGTCGCTTCGGAATAAAGCCGGGGCGGCATATGTCAGCTTCATCAAGAGCGGCTATGGACAGCAAGAAGCGGCACGCATGGCAAAAGAAATGCTTGAAAATGATACGGCCGAAGAATTTGGTAAACAGCTTAGCGCCTATCAGGACAGCGTTCTTGAGCCGGCAAGACAGGATATTCTGAATCAGCTTGTCTATACCACGGATAAAGACGGGAATGCGACAGTCAGCGGTTATGATCCGAAAAAACTTAAGGCAATGGCGCCGCGGATTGTCGCTTATAATTACCGTGCTCAGCAGCTGGGGCTTCCACAGATTGATATGAATATGCTAAATAACATCAACGCGTTGGATAAGCCGAATATTTCTTATAAGACAATGCCAAATGGCCAGCTTGTAGGAATCAATGGCGATACAGGAGCTGTCCAGCAAATGGGGAATTATGCACCGCCGCAAGATCCGCGACGTTTTTATGTGAATACCGGCGGCGGATTATTTGATGTCAGAAGCGGGCAGATTATTCCTGGTACGGCAAGAGAAGTGCAAGGGCCCGGAACGAGCGGGTACAATTCACAGATTATTTCACAGCTAAGTCACTTGCAGCAGATGTACGAGAAGCAACATATGTATGATGATGATTTCGATCCCGCAAAATCTCCTTATTATGCACGACTGCAGCAAGTCTTAAAACCACAGCAGCCCGGACAGCCGGAAGATGTAACAGGCGGGCAGAAACAGCTTGTTAATGATGAGCAGGGGCTTAGTAATAAAATTATAGAAATGCGGCAGAGAATGTCCAAAGAAGAGGTACAGCAAGCATTGAGAAACGAAGGTCTTGGTTTCTATGCAGCATGGGTACCGTAAAGAGGTAAAATATGGGTTATTTTGATGAATTTCAACGTACCAGCGGTGGTGAAAGATATTTTGATGAATTCAAAAATCAGCCGCCGCAGGATTCGTCTTTGCTTGATAAGGCCAAAGGCTTTTTAAATAGCATAGATGAATCCTATGAAGAAGGGCGTGCAGCGCGTAAAGCGCAGTGGGAGAAGACAAAAGCCAATGTATGGAATACTCTTTCTGATTACGCGGCTAATGCCGGCAAAGCGATAGAAAATTACGGCAATGAAATTACGGCTGCAGGAGAACGTGCCATGGAAGCATATAACAACGGAGAATCCATCAACATGGAAGACCCGACACAAGGCTTTGAAGGTGAAAACTATAACAGGGCGAAAATGAATGTCTACAATGAACTGGTAGGCAAACCTGCCGGATACGCTGCCATCACACCAGGTATGCCCGGCATTGTCCGCATGACAGGCGGTGCTTTAGCTGTCCCGACTCTTGTCGATTCTACGATGCAGACTTATGACCAGAACATTGCAAATGACGACGGCACGCCTGTTATCAGCACAGCAAAAGGGGCTCTTTTGGATCCGGTCATTAATCCCATTAAAGAGGCGGTCACCAATCCGGGAGAATATGTACAGAGCCTTGTGGATAATCCGACCGAATTGTGGGATAAAGTGTTCTTACCGGGCGCGGTCATTCACGGAGCGGCAAAAGGCATAAAAAAAGCAACGCCGAAAAGTATCAGCGAGCCTATCCGCGAGCATGTGACGGAACCGTTTAATGAACATGTTATTGACCCGGTGAAGAGTGGCCTCGCCAACGCCAAAGGTCGTTTTTTTGATTCTTTTAAACGTGGCGGAGAAACAGGTTTTGACGATTTAGCCCGTGATACCGAGATGGGCACGCAGTCACTTAAAGAAACAAACCTGCCGCCCGAATACGGCGAAACAGGAGATATAAAAACAGATGTTTACAACCGTCTCCGCCAGAACGGATTTACTGATTCCGAAGCGGCGGGGATTACCGGAAATATTGCGCAAGAATCCATGTTTGATACGGAAGCGCTTTCGCAAGATGGATATAATTCCCACGGGCTGGTACAGTGGACAGGCGACAGAAAGGCGCATTTAGAGCAATTCGCCCGGGAAAACGGACTGGATCCTAAAGATTGGCGTACACAGGTAGATTTTATCTCCGAAGAGATGAATACAACGGAACGGGCGGCTTTTGAAGCACTCCGCAAAAATCCAAATATCACTCCGGAAGAAGCGGCGCATATTGTCCGCGAACAGTATGAACGTCCGGATCCGGCAGTGGCCAATGACGCATACCGCCAGCAGGTTGCCAGAGAAGTCTATGACGGTCGTAGTGTTCGCCCTGTGCAGCGTTCTATACAGCAGAACAATTTCAATGATTTTGTGGAAGATGTGAAGCAGGCAGCACCGGAAGAAGCAAGTCTGAATTTCATGAAAGATCCTGTAAGAGATATTACGCCGGAAGAATTGTCCAATCGTATCAAAGATGGGACAATTCCCAAGGAAGTGTTCCGTACTTATGATGAAGCGGGATATAACGCATTTAAAGATTTACCAGAAAAACAGAAGTTTGAATATGCACGTCAAGAAACGCTTAAACTTGCTGACGGAATAGACGATCCGATGGGAGAAAAAGTAAGAGTTATTTTTGACAAAGAAAACAAAAATGCAGTAAATGACGCAGTTAAAGCTTTTACTTCCGGACATGGCGAAAATATGTCTATTTCTGACAGCCGTGCATTTGCAACTGGGTTGATAAAAGATACTGTTCAAAATCCGGATTTTATTCTTAAGCAAAAGAACGGAAGAAAACTCTATGTGAATCTATGGCGCGGAAAAGATAATTTGTTACATCAAATAGCGGTCAGCATGGATAAAACCGATAAAGGGAAAATTATCTCTTCAAGTACGGCTATGGATAAGCCCAGACATCGAAACAATGCTATTAATCAGCTTTCAAGAGATATAAAAAACGCCGACGAATTAATTTACGTCGGCGAAAATATTCGAGGTCGTCAGTCAGGGTATCCTCTGCAACCCTCCAGTGATAGGGGTTCAACGCCGGATACCCAGCTCCACCCATCTGGCAACTCTATTGTAGCAGAAGAAACAGGAAAAGTAAAATTGCCGGGTGATGAACGGTCATTTATGGTAAAACCTGTTGAAGAAGCAGCAGGTAGTGACTTGACCACATGGCAGGGAGAGACGATTTCACGCAAGCAGATTCTTGATGATGTAAATAGCATTTTCGGGGCTACGATCAAGAAGGGGCGTGTCGGTAAGAAAGGCACCAACGGCTGGTATAACCCTAAAACGGATATTATACGAACAAGAACATTCGGGGATCCCCGAACTGTTATGCATGAACTTGGTCACTATGTGGATGCAAGGTTTAAATTCAGCAACCGTCCTGGTTTTGATACAGAATTTTCCAATGTTATCCATAAACGTTTCGGAAATGCCTATAACAAAGGTGGCATAAAAACCATCCGAAAGGAAGGGATTGCTGAATTTTTCCATGACTATGTTACGCGCCGTAAAACAGCAGCCTCTGATTTCCCACTGTTTTATAAGGAATTTAAACAAATATTGGAAGGTGATAAAGACCTGCATGCTGCAGTAGACAAATTGTCTTATGTCGGCCATCAATGGTATGCGCAGCCTGTGTGGGAACGGATGAAAGGTTCTGTTTCTTTTGGCGGTAAAGAAAATCTACTGCGGAAAACGTTGAAATTCTTTAAGGATTCTAAGGAAGTCGCACGGAAAGTTTATCATGAGCCGTATACTACAATGGTGGATGAACTTCATCCATTAGAGGAACTTATCGGTGAAGTAGAAAAACGCACGGGAAGAAAGTTAAGGATAGAAGAAAACGCATTCAAACAGGCGTGGCTTGCGCGCGGTTGGGCAGGTAAAGCAGAAGCCCTTCTGCAGAATGGTTCGCCCAAGCATAGAATCCCCGCTTTTAAAGAGATTATCCGAAAAATCCCGGATAATCAGCTGAAAGATTTTTCTACATATCTGACCGCATTACGCGAATTGGATATGAACCACTGGAATACATTCTTACCGCGAGATGAAACACCACTGATTACGAGATTTACAAAATCAGAATGTTTTGACGTCATCAAGCATTATGAGAAGAATCCTGTTTTCGCGAAAGCCGCTACGGAAATCCACAGATATAATGATTTCCTGCTTGCAAATGCTGTAGATGCCGGTATGTTATCGGTAAAGGCTGCAATGGCCATGAAGAATAAATATCCTCATTATGTACCGTTCTTCCGTGAATTTTATGAAGCTGCAGAAGCACAAAGGCATGGAACAGGAAAAGGATTTGCTAATGTGGGGGCTGTCACAAAGAAAATGCGCGGCAGCACTTTAGATGTAGTAGACCCACTGGAAGGAATAATCCGGAATACTTTCTCAATAATGAGTGCCATCGAACGGAATAAAGTCGGGCAGTCTATTGTAAAACTGGCAAACGTTGATGGCATGGGAGCATTGATTGAAAAAGTGTCCGGTGCGGCAAAGGTGACGGATCATAGTTTCAGTGTGTGGAGAAACGGAAAGAAAGTCGTTTATAACACGACACCGGAATTGTATCAGGCATTTAAAATGTTGAATCCGGAAGGTGCAAACATGTTTACGAAGCTTCTTTCTTATCCGGCAAAATGGCTTCGTGCCGGGGCGACGTTAGGGCCCGAATTTATCTTGCGAAATCCTGTCCGCGACATGATTTCCGCTACGATCTACTCTAAGCATGGATTTATCCCCGTTGTAGACACTCTTAAAGGGTTAGGGCTGTATCTGCAGAAAGGCGATACTTACTGGGAATACATGCGGTCAGGCGCGGCACAGGCTAATCTTGTTTCTCTTGATAGAAATTACCTTTCCGGACAGATGAGAGACTTGTTGCAGCGGCCAAGCGTCAAAAAGATGGTAACCACAAATCCGATTGAAGTACTTCGCGGATTGTCCGAAGCCACAGAAATGGCTACACGCTTGGCAGAATTTCATAATGTCCGGAAAGGGTATACAGGTATCGGAAATCGGCTGTTCAGCAGAAAGCGAAATCCGGGCAGTATTCAAGAAGCGGCGCTTGAAAGCCGTGATGTAACGTTGGATTTCTCTCGAATAGGGTCTCATACAAAATCACTGAATAAGACGATTGCATTTTTCAATGCAGCCATTCAGGGGACGGATAAGATGTTCCGTGAATGGAAAGCTAACCCACGGGATATGACGGTAAAAACGGCTATGTGGATTACCTTGCCGTCAGTCCTGCTCTGGGAACTCAACAAGGACGATCCACGGTATCAGGAGTTACCACAATGGCAGAAAGATATTTTCTGGATTATCCCTACAAAAGACACTCTGATTAAAATCCCCAAACCCTTTGAACTGGGAATTCTTTTCGGTACCGTTCCGGAACGTATGCTGCAGTGGGATTATGACAAAAAAAGAAAACAAAAGGGAGTGGGATTCAAAGGCCTTGCCGGCTCTGTACTTGATTCTATGGCTCCATCATTCCTGCCGACTGCATTAGTGCCGGCTATTGAAGCAATGACCAATCATTCCATCTTTATGGGGCGCGATATCGTACCACAAAGCCAACAGAATACAATCCCTGAACTGCAGTATGGCCCTTACACGTCAGCGGTAGGTCGCAAAATAGGTGAAACGTTCGGCGTTTCACCCCGAAAGATAGATAATACAATCCGCGGATATGGCGGCAGTCTTGCTGGACTGGGATTGACGCTTACAGACGGAGTGGCAGGACTGGATGAAACACGTCCGGCAAAGAGATGGACGGAACAGCCGGGGATTCGTGGATTTACTGCCACACCTTATTCCAGTAGTGAAAGCGTGCAGGAAGTTTATGATGCCTATGACAGGCAGTTGAAATTATTTAATGCGGGGCGGGAACTACATAGGCGGATGGACGGATTCGATCCGCGAGAATTTGAACAGATGAAGAATGCCGTGAAAGCTTTTCAGAATATTAACCTGGCAAAGAAGGCAGTCATGAAAAGTGATTTATCCAGTGATGCTAAACGAAAGAGGCTGGATGAAATACAAATGTCGCAAGTCCGAATTGCAAGACGAGCATTAGGAAAGGAGAGTATTAAATAATTGGAACATGAACTTTTTCATGCACTGCTTCCGATCGCAAGCAACATTGTATATGTGGCACTTTCAATGGCTGTAGGCTTTCTTTGGAATAAAGCTAAAGGCCTGCAAGAAAATAGGGAAAAGACAGAGGACGGCGTCAGAGCGCTTCTCAAGGATAGGCTTATCAGTATTCATGCCTGTGCCGTAAAGCGAAATGCCATCACATATACAGAATTGGAACGAGCGTCTACTATGTATGAGGCTTATCACGGTTTAGGCGGCAACGGTACAGGGACAGCGATTATGGAAGAACTTCGAAGGCTGCATATTCAAAAGGATGGTTAATCATGATGGATAAAATTAAAGGACTGTGGACGCGATATGTTCCGCGTATTTCAAGACGTGCGAACACATCTTTAAAAGTTGTTTATCTTTACGGAGCCGGACTTCTGATTCTGTTTTTTATGGTTCTCTTCTCGTGGCTTCATGATTTTTACCGAACAGGAGCAGCTAATACGGCACAATTAATTACATTTTTCAAAGAGTATGCAGCTCCGGCGGTGGTCGGGGCTGTTACTTTTATATCAATTTTTTCGGTTAATAAAAACCGGAACGGTGATTCTGACGCGGCAGAGAAAGGAGCGGCAAACAATGAAGGGAATAGACGTATCTGAAAATAATGGAATGGTAGACTGGGGTGCTGTAAAAGCGGCAGGTTTTGAGTTTGCTATTATCCGCATTGGTTACGGCAAAGGGCACTTAGACAGTCAGTTTTACGACAATGTGAATGGCGCTTTAAAAGCAGGACTGAAAATCGGCATTTACCATTATTCTTATGCATTATCTGACGATGTGGCAGGTATCGAAGCGGATTTTGTTATTCAGACGCTTGAAGAGTGCGGTTTGACTACAGATAAATTACCGATGGGTGTATGGTTTGATATGGAAGATGGTGATGGTTATAAAGAACGTCATGGCATGCCGGATAATCAGGAACTGACAAACATCTGCAACGTCTTTATTAATCGCTTGTGGGATGCGGGCTATAAATATGTGGGACTGTATTCTTGTTATGATTGGCTGGTGAATATTCTGGATGTTGATCAGCTGGGCGGATGTGCAATATGGTGTGCGCAGTTTGATTCAAAATGTGATTATCCGGGTGCCCATATCTGGCAGTACACGAAATCTGAAAACATTGAAGGGAAATTGTTTGATGCAGATGTCGTGATGGAGGGTTAAATGTGGAAAATCAGAAAAGGGCTTATTTTATCGGCGGTCTTGCTGTCGCTGTGGTTGTCGCCATTATTCTGTGGTTCGCATATGCAGCATGTGCAGGCAGAAGCACAGTACACGATCTCCGAAATGGAGCTGACGCAGTTAGAAATGAACTCTCAAATGCAGAAAGTGAACAGCGAAAAGAAAGACAAATTATTAATAGAACAGGAGAAGCAATTGAACGAAGCCGAGATGAAATCGGCGAAAGCAGAAAACGAATTGCAGATAGCAAACGAACAAATAAAGAAATTAAGAAAATCGAACGAAGCGACAGAGAACTCATTGAAGAAAACCAGAGAATTATTCAACGAGTACGAGAAAGAGGCAGAACGGAAAATAAGAATTAAAACTCGACAAAAAAATCTATGGATAATGACAACAGTAGTAGCCGTGGGAGCGGCCATCTCCCGGAGGTGATCCTAAACTTAATCTATGGTATAATATAATTAGTTGAGCCGTGGAGTATTGCACAAAGCGGACCAGAAAAAGAGTTCTGACATGGAAATTGCATCAGGGCTCTTTTTCTTTTTAAGGAGGATTATATGAGATGGTTTTTATATGCACCATTGCAATTACTCATTATGATAATCTGCTATATCACGAACCCTATTGTAGTATTGTTTGCCGACAAAAACGGGGAACTGCATGGATTTTTGCGAAAATGGCAAACATTTGATGATTCATGCGATAGCGAAGACTGCGTGACAAAATATGTACCAGACTGGATGCGGTATGATTTCTATAAATACTACTGGGCGGAGAAACGATATGATCCGAACTATGGACGGGTTATGAAAAGATCGATTAACATTGCGTCGCTGCCGTTAATCGATAAATTGAAGCGATATTGTTGCCGTGTGTTCTGGTTGTCAAGAAACTGTGCATATGGTTTTGCAATTGACTGGTTCGGAGCGACAATCAATCCAGATAATGTAGTAGTCATTAATGATTATAGAGCAGGAGAGTCCGAAAGAAATATATTTGTTACGCGGGATTTAAAATACTGGAAAATATATAATTCTATGCGAATTCTGAACACGAATTACCGATGGAAAATATATTTAGGATGGAAAATTCATAACGTGCAAAGTATACATAGAGCAATGCTGGCACTCCGAATGTGGTTCTGCAAAGCAAATTAAAAGACGGGGCGGGGAGAAATCCCTGCTCTTTTTTTTCTTTGAGCGGCAAAAATACGGCAAAAATTTTAGCTAAAATACCGCATTTTAACGGTTGTTGTTTTTATCATTATTTCTTGGCCACTCGGTAAAATCGACAAAACACAAACACAACGATTTTCAACATGTCTTAATAAAGCTTATGCTATAATCAAAAACCAGAGGGGAGTTATCCCGCTGAATAAAATCATGGGCTTGTCATAGAAATCATTTTGAAAACGTTATAGGTGCACAGGAGGAAAAACATGATATCTGTATTTGATACGCAGCCCGTCATTCTGGAAGAAAAAGACGGACATGTACTGACGGTCAGCAGAAACGGTCTGCTGTATAAAGACAGCAATGGGGAAGTTTTAAAAGATGTGGACTTTGAAGACGTAAATGGGATTCTGCCTTTACGTTACCTGAATTCGAACATCAGTTATAACCTTATTTTCCGCGGCCGGAACTGGAAAAATATGGCTTCTGAGCTGGATACGGATCGGTACAATACCTCTGACGGCCATAATATACGGGAGACCAAAGCCATTATTACCGCTTTTGCCCGTCATAAGCTGACTGATGATTTTCCGGACAATCTGGACACACTGGACTTGCCGCTGGATTATTCTTACTTTAAAAAGAGGGAAACCCGCCTGTCCGGAGGGGTGATTACAAATGGGAAAAAGGAAATCCCCATCCATGATATCCGCCGTGTCAAATGCGTTACAAACGGTACGATCAGCAATCTGTGCATCTATACTACGGATAAAGGAAGATTTTTCTTTGACATGCCGAAAATGACCGTTACCCTGAACGCTTTGACCGTTCCTTTGCTGGAAGCCGTCATGACCAGAAATACAGGGCATGGAATTGATTTCTCACGGGGTGACGGTTTCGGGCAGAGCACTTCGGAATTTGTCATCATCCGTTACCTAGATTCCGGGTACTTCCTCCATAAGGACGGCACGGCGCATGAGGAGTGGCAGAAGACTGCCTGCGACCGCACTGCCGGTTATGGGTACGATTTGAAAATGCTGCTCCAAGAATGAATAAAATGATGACATATAAAGAGAGTCTGCAAGGCGCGGCTCTCTTTTTTGTCACGAGCCGTTTTGCGAGACCGGCCCAAGAAATGAAGGTTCGTTTCTTTTTTGTGTGTCCCGACGGTGGCGGCCGAAGGAGGAGAAAGCATGGCGGATGCGTATGATGAAATGGAAAGATTGATGAAAGAGTATGAAGCGCTGGCGCAAAGCGATCTCCCTGCCGCTCTGGAAAAAATGATTGATTTGTATTTTGATGAAACATATGAAAATACGTTCAATTATGATGTATATGACGGTATCGAATTATGGCTTCAGGAAAATGCGGACGGCAGGCTGCTGGCATCTGTCCGGAAATACAAAGGCGCGCCGGGGTATGCCAGGCTGGCGGAGACGATCCGCACAGGTATGAAAGGTTAGCCTTCTGCGTAAAGGATCCCCTTGGTACCTGTTTTTGATTCAGGGAACGGCCGGATATTTTCGAGGCCTTGTTTACAGAAGTAAATTATCTTGTGATTTGAGGCATTATATGGATGAATTGTTTGAATGCTTGGTTTTCATTTTTGGTTTTCTGTATATTTTTAAATGGATGCTGGATTTCTTAGTGAAGAAATTTCATTTGCACACCGGAATCTTTACAATAGAAGGAAATCAGCTGGTTGTCCGTGCGTTATTTTCTGTCAGGTATGAAAAGGATAAGATAGCAACGATCATTTTTTCCTGCATGCACAGCTGGCGCATTCCATGGGCTCATGCAGGAAAGATGTTGATTATCATGAAAGACGGGACAAGAAGCGGACCGTTCCAGTTTGACAGCGGATCCCTCACCGGAGAATTCTGCCCGATCCTCGATTCCGGAGAAGATATCGAGCGGACCATAGCGTATTTACGGGAGGAGTTAAAAAGACATGGTATTTCTTCTGTCTATAGGAAATAACGGAAGGCAGAAAAAAGTGGGGAAACGGGCTGAAGAGACAGCAGAAGATGTTTATCAGCGGGGTATGAAATGATGGAAACGGTATTATTGGCTTTTATGCTGATAGCGGCTGTCTGTATAGGAGCCGCGACGTATAATTTAATGAAACTCTCCTCTCTTCCTGCGCGGGAACGGTATAAAGTTCTCCGCTTCAAAGGAGACAGCCTGACCATAGGATACGGACTGTTTGCTCATACATATAAGCTGAATGAAATTTTAGAAGTACAATTTGTAAAATTTCCTATAAAAGGCCGTTGGAGTCTGGGCGGTTATGTGGGTGAATTACGGGTTATTAAAATGAATGGTCATCGGTGCCGGTGGATTTCTTTTGACGGCAGCGTGTACTATGGACATATAGTTTGGATTACCAATGAACACATCATTGATTTATCCACGGATTTACTGATGAAAGAGCTTCGGCAGCATGGGGTTCAATGCTTTAAGGAACGGAATTGGTGTTCCTGAGCTGCACTTGTGCGGATGCATGGAGGTACAGGATTTGATAAAAGAACCGTGAGATATGCTTCTGAAAACTTGTGATGACATAAGGGCGGTGTGTAGATGATGGACATTAAACGACTCTTTCAAATTCCCTTGATTTTTTTGCTGATTCCCCTGTTCTTCCTGGTTATGTTAATTAAGATATATATACTTCAATATATAATCATAAACCGCATTGCCGTTTGGGGAGGCTCTTTCTGGATGGTACTGTTTCTCTTTTGCCTGCCTGCGTTGGAAGTACTCCCCGTGTGGAAGATTATTGTGTACCATTACGGTTGGAAAGTCCGGGAAAAACTCATCTCTTCGTCTTACAGCAGGGGAGATATCCTGGTGCTCTATCAGGCCATAAAAAGTTGGGATACAGCCTATCTGGGCGGAGCGCTTCTGGATGCAGCCATAACGGCAGTTGAAGCCGTGTGTTTCCTGGCGACACCTTTGTTTCTTTTCCTGCCCTGGGTTCTGTATGGTGTGATTTCGAAATGGTTTGGACTGCCTGCCGTTATTTCTTTCTAAAGGATTATAAGAGGACGAATGTAATATTCATAGTCCCTTGAAGTTTTATACTGCTTCTGATGCGCGTTCCAATCCTGACGGTCAGCTCACTGTCCATAACAGAACCGGAAAAATCTTTGAGCGTGTGAAGAAACGCCATGGTAAGATTTTTGACGCAAATGATGAAATCAAACTCAGTCCGTGCAGCTTGGCGTTGGGACAGCATTACTATACGTTGTAATGATCATCTGTGTGTTCAGGGCATTAGACTCGTTCTTTATGCTACACGATACGAAAGCAGCAATAGAAAAAATTTTCTTTGATGGAAAATGGCTTCAAAGAGGAAGAAAAAAGAGCCTTACAAATCCCGTTTTTAGTGATGGATAAATCAGGATTTAAATAATAAATAAAATGAAATGATAAGTGAGAAAGGGTAAATTATGGGAGTAGATTATTTACAAAGTGAACCAAAACTTATCTTGACATATCCTCATAAGTCTACATTTAATAGGATAGGCTTTTCATCCATGGTATCTTTATCTTTTATTGTTCTGTGGATACTGAATCATCTTATGAGTTATAATACTGATTTTTCAGATAAAATTATTATGGCAATAGTACTGGTTGGCGCTCCGCTCCTTGTATGGTTTATGGGATATTATCTCTTCATAAATGGAGTGAAATTAGAAATTTACGAAAATAATATTGTTAAATATTATACTTATGGAAGCAGAGGACGGAGTGTATTGCATTTTAAATTTAAACTCGAAGATATAGAACAAATAAAATTTAAAAAGCGCCCATTTAATTGCCTAAAGCTGACCATCAAAGTTCGGAATCCTGTTTTTTATGGGTTTCATGAGAAGAAACTAAATAAGTTAATGAGTGTAAATCTCATTGCGGATAGAAAAGAATCGGAATTTTTTATGCAACAGATGGAACAATTCCAAAGACAACAAAGAAGAATGATTGAACGATAAAAGTCCGCTGGAGAATAATTGATATGGGTTAAGAAAAGCACTTCCAATTAATTGATGAATAGTCAAGAAATAATAATCCTGATACAAGGAGAACAGTTACAGAAGGCCGTCGGACCGTTTCCTGCGCCGCCCCCATGTGCCAATGGGATGTTTTTCTTCCTCCGGAATTGTCAGGCAGGGTATGTAATGATCACTTTGCAGCTCATGCCATAGACCATTGTTGTTATCATAAATGTACTTATCCATAAAAAGTATTATGGTAGAATACGACAGGAATTGGCATGCGCTGATACAGGCGCATCCTTATTTATATTTTGAGTAATACCGTCCGCTGTAAGGCGTATGGAGAGGGATATATGGACAGCTTCTTTTGTAATAGTATAGGAAAAAATGAAGAATTGAATACCATGCTGATGCATGAATGTGATATTTATTTTTATAAACAGCTTCAGGACGTGCAGTTTTCGGAAAATCAGGAAACCTACTCCATGCTGTGCAAGGCTTTTGCCTGTGACGGCAGCGGAGGAGAATATGTTTTTCTTGAAGACGGCAGTATTGGTTTCATCAGCAGTGAAGGCAGTGTCGGGAGAGTAGCGGAAAACATGGACGAATTATTGACGTTCCTGCTCCATGCCGGATGTATTTCTGACTTTGATTGTAAATATCTGTATGAAAATCAAACTTTGCTTCATACCTTTTGCGCGGCATATGTGGCAAAGGTAAGAGCCGATTATAAAGAGCGGAATCGGGACTGGGATAATATTCGCAGTGCCATAGCTGAAAAATTATCTCTTTCTTTTAATCCCGATCAATTAGCCGGTTTGGCTATGAAGTTTTATGAAGCCGCTGTAAGAGAACCTGCTTTTTCCTGTACATACCCGGATGGAGAAAAGGAATACAGGTGTGCCCCCGTTCTTTCCAATATCATAGGAATGTGGGTGGCCGGGCTTTTGAACATGACAGAAGAAGAAATCAAGGGATATAAATAGGAATCCGGTTATAAACTCTGTGAAGAAAATATATGGTATCCTTATATAAAAACAGGTTGTTAAAAAATTAGGAGGCATGATGGGTATTGTACGTGTAAAAGAATTTGAAGAGGAGTTTGAGCAGGAAGAAATTGAAATCTATGCACTGCTTCGAGAGGCGCCCAATGGTGCCGCAGCTTACTTGAAGGATTATCTCAGGCCTCTTGTCTATACGGATGCTACCGTAGACTGCAAAACAGGGGCGCTGGATCGGCGTGAGGGGATCCTTACCTGGCTTATTTCGTCAGATCGTGAAGCGGGCTGGGGCTATGACTTCAAGCAGTATGGGATTTACAGGCTCTTAGTCAGAAAAGCAAAAATCAAAATGTTAGATGAGAATAGGGTGGCGTCATGGAACAATCGGTACCTGGTACTGAAAGTTCTGGAATGGGATGCCGGACAGAAGGAGCTGGAAGCCCTGGCAGCCTATTTACAGCAGCCTAAATACATTCACACACAGCGGGGAGACTTTCTGTTAAACCGGCAGTATAAATGGTACGAAATGAAGACACCGGACTGTGGTTTTACCTTAGATGCGGATGAAGGTTCTGACGAGACCTGTGAAGTTGCATTAGCCACATATAAGAAGCATGAAATGAATATGCCCGAACTGGATCGGCAGCTTCGCGCCTATGCTGCCGGTCATATGCTGGACACAGCGAACGACTGGCTGGGCGATGCTGATGAGGAACCAATCACGGCAGAGCAATTTGCAGATCGGATCACCTTGTCCGAATTGGCTTTCCGTAACGACGGATCAATAGAAGCGTATTATGATGACGGGGATATTTTCTGGGGACACTGCATCATTGTGCGTATGGATAAAAACGGAAACATAGAGGATGCGGAAATCGCCGGGTGACCGGAGAGGGAAGCTTGAAGAAAAGGGGACAAGGATATGATTTGTGGCAGATATGCGGAACGGCATGATTGACCTCGATTTGATATGAGAGAGTAACCGAAAGATTGATGAGATGGATTGATATGCATGATAAACCGGTCAATAAAATTGAAAATAAAACAGAAGAAAGGGAAGAGGACACGGAAAAATTTTACGTAGCCGAAGAAGGTGTTCCCTTATATATTTGCGATCAAAATGCGCTTATTGCTTATTACGGAAGCGAAATAGGATTGAACCGGACGATTGTATCGCCCCGGGGAGATGGAATTTATTCGGCAAGACTTCCGCTGCTGGACGTCGCTCTTCCCTTTTGGGTGTATGGAAGGGGCCTGCTGTTTTTAGATGCCTATTATTTACTGGCAGAAACAGTTAATAACAATACATGGAGTCCAATAACCAGTGTCATGATTGACATTCATAGAGGGAAGTATGCCGGCCTAGAACACCGGTATTCCCGTATATCTGTGGAAGAGAAGGGGATAGAATTAAAAAACAGTCATGACGGACATTCTTTAAGGCTGCAGGATGTTCATGGACTGAAATGGATTCAGTTATAGGATTGGTAGGTCTGCAGCTGGAAGCAACGGACAGTGAAGCGGATATGGATGATAACAGTATTTATTATTTTAGCGGTAAGAATGAAGCGGAGGCCTGCGGCTTGGCAAAGGAGCTCATAAACAACCGTATCCGCAGGCAATCGGAAATGAAGTATACCATTGAGATTGTGGATGGCTTGCTGTAATACTCACTATGGTTTATCCGCTGTACTTAAAGCCGGTTACTCAGATTTATTGCTGTGCAGATATTTGCGGCTGACTGAAAAAATGGTGCGGCAGGCGGATAGTTTTGTGCTTTTATAAAGTTTTATTTGAGAGAGGAACATGAAATACTTATTTTGTTTATTAATACCGGCAGGACTGTTCCTGTTGATTATAAGCATCAAATATGTTATTCGTTTTGCTAAGGCTGAAATGATTTATGAAATGCCCTATAGCAGGGGAACGGGTACATTTACTCTTGCTGCAAGGGGGAAATATGGCTTATGGCTCAGCGGGGAAAAGTTTAAAAAAGCGCCACTAGGAGAATTTGGACTGACTCTTGTCAACCGGGATACGGGACAATCCGTTCCCTTGTGTGCTCCTCTTTTGCGTACCGCTGTGACCGGGCTCAGCAAGTCCAGGCTGAAATTGTATTCCTTTCAGGCGGAAGCCGGCACATATACGGTTTCCTTGAATGATGAAGTGCGTATCAGAGACAAAGCATGCGCATTTCTTGTGAATGCCGTAACTAAGCGGCCCGTAGATTACAGTTTGTTTTCTGTTCAGGTGTACCGTCATACATCCGGTATGGTTTTATCCCTGTGTATACTGGGGATTATATTCGGCGCCGTCATAATGGTTTCGGGAGTTATTCTCCCGGCTGCTTTGTAGAAGGATCAGGGGATTCTGTGCGTAGAGAATATCTGTGTATGGAACATAAAAGGTGATGCATATGAGATTTTTAAAACCGATAGTCATTTTATTCCTGCTGTTCAGCGCCGTTTTATCCGGCGGCTGTGGTCATACAAAGGAAGATCAAGAAAGGATCATCCGGTATTTGGACAACAGATTTGGAAAGGATACATATACAATTAAGCAGGATGAGAGTTATTATCGCTGGTTTGTGACATTGAACCAATATCCGGATCTTACTGTTTACTATACGGTATCTCGTGATCCTCTTTCCATGACATCACCTTCTATAATGACAAATTTTGACGAAGTTTTCAGTGAGCATGCAGTTGAAGAATACAAAAAAACGCATACACTTGGTGATGATGTTCTTGTTTTTGATGATTCCATTGATTTTGTATATCACACAAAAGTTAAATCCCTTGAAGAATTGAAAGTGCCTTATGACAGGGCGATGGGATTTATTGCGTTTGTTTCCGAAAAATATCCGGTTCTTATTGATGAAGGATTACTGAATATACGAATGGATATTACCGGTATCCGTTTGAAAGGCGCAGATGATGACGATACCCTGATATTTCAATACATATCCAAAGCAAAAAAAGACGGTCTCAGCATTGTGTCATACGAAGAAATTTGTCAGGAATTAGCGCCGAAGCTAAAAACGCATGCGGATAATCCGGACGGTTTTACATTTCACGCAGATATAGGGAAATCATTTATTTTGGGCAGCGATACTTTTGGTGACTGCTTTCACAAAAACCTTATGTTAAAGAACGGCACGCCTGAAGAATTGGACAATATCATCTTGCAGCCCGGAGAAATAAGCAGACCCTATATTTTCAAAAGTGAGAGCCGGTATGAATTTACAACGATAACATTACAGGCTGAAAACGTATCGGATTCGCCCTGTTCTTTGCCTGAGGCAACGATTGTAAAAGCGGTCATAGATGATGCGAAAGAAATATATGTCGATCCGGTATGGATGGATCTTGTTTTTGATGAACGGAGGGAATGGAAAGATCCCTATGGAATGCTGGGGATTTCTCCGCCGGAAACAGAGGAGGAAAATACAGAAGGTGTGCCATATAAAAACATTAAAGTTTTATTTACAATGAACAAATACGACAAAGGAGTAAGAAAGGTTACCTTGACTTTTAATAAGCATACCGGATAATGGTTGTTTGCTTATCATTTCAAACCATCTGCTGTTTCATTTATTGCGGCCGGGTTTCAACCCTTTTGCCGCTTTGCGGACCGACTTCCTCCGTGAAATTGAAAACGCCCGTGACTTTTATGGATGGCAGACGGCTTGCTGTAAACTTATGCGCGGAGTAAAACGGATTGATTCCATGTCGGATAAGGGGGAGAGCTTATGAGGTTTGATGAAAACCTGGGGCAGTTTGTTTATGAATACGAAGGGATCGTCTTTGCCTGGGATGAGGAACCGGGGGAAGATTTTTCTGATACGGTGAAGAAACTGGCAGCAGGTTATTATGAAAGGCTTGATGACATCGTCCGGCATATTGCCCCCGATTTGAAAGAAATGTATGGAGTTACGGATCCCGGGGAGATAAAGAGCAAACTGGGGAAACCTGTCATCGACCTTACGATGGGAGAAATTAATTATCTGGAGCATACGTTTGATTACGAGCATATCTTTACGCTGGAATACATGGATGACGAGTTTAGACAGTTAAGTCATTTCAGCGTGGACGGGTGATGTGAGGAGAGGCAATTCATGAGTAAGCTGAAAGAAAAAACATTGGTCACGCTCAAAGAAGGAATAACGGTTGATTATCCGTTTTCCGATGATCTTCCTTTAGTTTACCTGGGGGAACTGGCTAATATGCCGGAACATGGAATTTTTATAGGCCAATCGGGCAAATGTTATTTTGGATATCATCTTTGGGATTTCAGAGAGCTAAGGGAAGATGAAGTATAGCCGGTAAGGTTTGTTATAACATGGCATTTCATGCTTTACTGTACCGATTCATCATGGTATAAAAGGATTCAAAGCATAAAGGAGAATGGATATGGGGTATGACATCACTTTCCATCCGATCAGCGAAGCGCAGATGGATGCATGGTATTTTTCCCTGCTGGACAGCCTGGCGAAAGGGGATACGTCCCGGCTGGAGGCGGTAGCGGAAGACGCGGGGATGGATCCGTTTTACATAAATAAATACAGGGATCTGATGAAGTATGCCGCCGGGACGCCGCCTTCAGAACGATTTGAAACCACCCACGGGTTTTATATGGCGGTGGTGCAGGGGTTTTTCCGCAAGCATTATTATGTGCGGGGGACTGCCATTTCTTTTATGGCGGAGGAGTACCCGCTGATGGAAAGGTATATCACGCCATGGAAGGATATTCTTCCTGAAGGTATTTTACCCCCTGCACAGCAGGGAATCGTCGAAAATTATTCTGCCGGCGTTTATCTGTCCGCAGAACAGGTGAAAGAACTTCTTTCCGATTATGAAAGAAATAAGGAAGTACGGGAAGCGGTCGATGATTATTTCATGGAGAACGGGGCCGTACTTCTGAAAGCGCTCCGGGATGCAGCGGAGAATGGGGCGGGACTGCTGGAAGCGACGGATGTGGTGGAAGTGGAGCCGCTGGATCTGAAAAAAACGACATCCTATTCAGACCTGAATCAATGTGATCAGGAAGGGGCTTTTATCTACCAAAAGGTAGCGAGGGCGCAGATCAGCGAGTTTATGAAATCGAAAAAATCTTAAGCAGGATATATCACGAAAAGAAGGATATGATGGGAGAATACAGACAGGAGCGACTGCTGCTTAAGGGACGGGTGAAGCTGATCATAGACCCTATGGAGTTCCGTATGGCGCTTTGGATCAACGGGTTCGGCCTGTCCGATGCGGTGACGGGAGAGGAGATCATACCCCTGTGCTATTCCTATAACCTGGAGCATGTGGAAGAAGCGGGGGATCAGCTGGAAATAGACTTCCGCATATATCCGGAAGGACATGTATATTACCATGTGGCGGTGGATCCTTTTGCAAGAACTTTTACTTATAAAGGGAAAGTATACAGTACGGATGATTTCAGAAAAGTGATAGAAGCTGACCGCGTGGGGATGGGAATCAAAGCGTGA